AATGAATATGTATTAACCACAGATGAAGTCCAAAACTTCTCACCAAATGAAATTAAAAAAACATTTGCATCAGGAATCCCATCTCTTAATACACGGAACTACAATAGTAACTAAAATACTAAAGGGAAGGTGTAAATCTTCCCTTTTTTTATTATACTTTTAAAACAGAAAAAAAACAACTTGGCGGTTTGACAAACGGAAAATTAACAACTATAATTTATAAACACTTAAAACAAAATTTATCATGAGTAATGTATTAGATTCAGTATTGGCGCAGTATGAAAAAAACACGGCGAACTTTGGCGAAGACAGAATGTCACAAGAGGAAAGAATGAAAAAGTATTTTGCATGTATCCTTTTAGACAATGAATCACAAGGACAACGTAGAGTACGTATCCTTCCAACAAAAGACGGTAGCTCACCTTTTAAAGAGGTTTGGTACCATGAAATTCAAATTGACGGGAAATGGACAAAATTGTATGACCCCGGTAAAAACGACAACGAACGTTCACCATTGAACGAAGTTTACGAAGAACTAATGTCCACAGGTAAAGATTCCGACAAGGAACTTGCCAAACAGTACAAATCACGTAAGTTTTACATCGTAAAGGTTATTGACCGAGACAAAGAACACGAAGGTGTTAAGTTTTGGAGATTCAAGGACAACTACAAGAAAGAAGGAGTATTGGATAAAATCATTCCAATTTGGAGAGCAAAGGGTGACATCACCGACGCAAATTCAGGAAGAGACCTTATCATCCAACTTTCTAAGTCCAAAACAAATGCGGGTAAACCTTATACCACAATTCAAACCGTAATGCACGATGACCCATCACCATTACACACAGACACTGAAACCATGAAATCTTGGTTGGAAGACGACTTGGTATGGAGTGATGTATATTCTAAAAAACCCGTAGAATATCTTGAGGCAATTTCACGTGGTGAAGTTCCAAAGTGGAACCCCGAAACTCAGAAATGGGTGTATGGTGATGAAGCAATCATGACCATGGGAGGGAACAAAGAAATGAGTTCTTATACAGACCCACAAGCGGGAGCTGACCCTGACGAGGATTTACCATTCTAATTTAACTGAGCATGGACACTTACATAGACAAGATGTCCATGCTCTTTATTTTTAATAAAAAAACAATATACACATAGACAATGGCAATTAAGAAAAAAGAATTCGGAGACATTAAAAAACAATTTTCAAGCTCCGCAAAATACAAACCGCAAAAGTTCCTTGATTTAGGAAAAGATTTTTTGGATGCGGTCGGACTACCCGGTCCTGCAATAGGACATTTAAATATGTTCTTGGGTCACTCTGACACAGGTAAAACAACCGCGGCGGTTAAATCGGCAGTGGCAGCACAAAAAATGGGTATTCTTCCTGTGTTCATTATTACTGAACAAAAATGGAGTTTTGAACACGCACAACTTATGGGTTTTGAATGTAGTGAGATTGTTGACGAAGAAACGGGTGAAGCGGATTGGGACGGATTCTATATATTCAATAACAACTTTAATTATATCGAACAAATTACCGATTACATCAATAGTTTACTCGATGCTCAAGAGAAGGGTGAGTTGGATTATAGTTTGTGTTTTATTTGGGACTCAGTAGGTTCTGTACCATGTAAGATGACTTACGAAGGTAAAGGTGGTAAACAACACAACGCTGCGGTTCTTGCTGACAAAATTGGTATGGGTATCAACCAACGTATTTCAGGTTCACGTAAGTCAGATTCAAAATACGAGAATACACTGATTATTATTAACCAACCTTGGGTGGAACTACCCGACAATCCTTTTGGTCAACCCAAGATTAAGGCAAAGGGTGGTGAAGCGATTTGGTTGAACTCATCCTTGGTATTTTTGTTCGGTAATCAAAAAGGTGCAGGAACAAATAAAATTTCTGCAACAAAAGATAAAAGAACCGTCAAATTTGCAATCAGAACTAAAGTATCTGTATTGAAAAATCACATTAACGGTTTGGGTTACGAGGACGGAAAGATTATTGTGACACCACACGGATTCTTAGCGGGTAAAGACTCCGCTGAAGAAAAGGCATCAATAGAGGCATACAAAAAAGAACATGCCGAATATTGGAACCAAATCATTGGATTGGACGGAGATTTTGTTCTAACGGAACAAGAAAGTGAAATCGCATAAAAATTGAAGAGTGGAAAAGACACTATTAGTAGATGGGGACAACCTATTTAAAATTGGATATCACGGGGTAAAAGAATATTACCATAACGGAAATCACATTGGTGGTCTTTTCCATTTCATCAATACTTTACGTAAACACTTAGAAGAAAATAACTTTGATAAAGTGTTGGTCTTTTGGGACGGACACAACAACTCCTCAGTCAGAAGAAAAATTTACCCCAACTACAAACTCAACAGAAGAGAACCGCTAAACGAATTTCAAAAAGATTCGTACGATTGGCAAAAAAACAAGGTAAAAAAATACCTTGAAGAAATGTTTGTAAGACAAGTTGAGTTTGAAGAATGTGAGGCGGATGATTTGGTTGCATATTATTGCTTAATCGCACCAAACGAAAAGAAAACAATTTTTTCCTCAGATAGGGATTACCTACAACTTGTAGATGAGAATACTACCGTATTTGCTCCAATATCAAAAACATATTATAAGGATGGAGACAAGGTAAAAATATATGAATATGAAATTCCTGTTTCTAATATTTTAACTTACAAGATATTAACTGGTGATAAGTCAGATAATATTGCCGGAATCTATGGATTAGGTGAAAAGAAACTAATCAAATACTTTCCTGAGTTGCTTGACGAAACGCTAAATATTACTAATATTTTACACAGAGCGGAACTTTTAATCAAGGAGGATAAAGACAATAAGACACTTCAAAACCTACTAACAGGAAGAACAAAAGAAGGTATATTCGGTGAAGAATATTTTCAGGTCAACGAACAAATTGTCAATCTAAAAAACCCACTACTAACAGACGAAGCTAAAGAAATGGTTCAGTCATACTGTACCGAATCTTTAGACCCCGATGGGAGGGGATACAAGAACCTTATCAGAATGATGACTGATGACGGTATCTTCAAATACTTACCAAAACGAGACGACGCTTGGGTAGGATTCATCACACCATTTTTGAAATTAACAAGAAAAGAAAAAAGAAAACACACACAGAATAAAAATAAATAACTATGAAAGAACAAGATTCGATTAAGATGGAGTTTTTGATTACACTAAATGAAAACATTGTAATCCAAAGATTCTTCAACGTGAAAAACTACAATCAAGACGCGAAGTATTCCGTTGAATTGTATGAGTACCTCAAGGAATTTGCGGATGATTTCGCTTATGATTTGAAAATGAAAACAGTGGTTTATATGATGGATAACAAAGACGCCATTATTGAAGACCCGGAGGTGTTATCAACATCAATGACCGATGGTCCTGAGGTGTTTAACATTTATTTGAAGTTGGGAGATGTGACAATTTGTCATAGGCAGATGGACGCCAAAATATACCCACCTAAAATAAGATACACCGTGGATATACGCCCGCAAGTAAAAAGTGTATTAAAGGGTTTGACTGACATTTTTTCATACGAAAAATTAAATTACGAGTATTGCGGAATTAGTTTAGTTGGGTAATATTTATCAAATCCAAAGGGAGATTATTTTATGTCATCACACAAGAATTTTGAGTATTTAGGTCAGTCATTTCAGTTACAATTATTAAACCAAATCATAGTAGATAAAGATTTCACACACTCAATAATTGATGTTATAGAACCTACCCACTTTGAGAACAAATACTTCAAGACCATCCTTCAGATGGTTAAGGAATATTACCACAAGTATCAGTGCTCACCATCATTTGAAACGTTGGAACAAATTGCAAAAAGCGAGTTCCCTCAAGAAATGATGTTGAGAATTCTGATGGACACAATCAAACAGATTCAGAACGCACCGTTTGAAGGTTCAAATTTTGTACAAGACAAGGCGTTAAAATTTTGTAAACAACAAGAGTTACAGAAAGTAATGACCAAGGCTCAAAAGATTATTGAGGCCGGTGAGTTTGAAAACTATGATAAATTGGAGGAATTGGTAAGGTCGGCATTACAAGTAGGTGAAAGAAACAACAATAACAATGATGTTTTTCACAATTTGGATGACGTACTGAACGACGACTTCAGACATCCTGTACCTATGGGAATATCAGGAATTGACAAACTACTCAAAGGGGGATTGGCTAAAGGTGAAATCGGTGTAATATTGGCACCAACAGGAGTGGGTAAAACCACCATTCTTACCAAGATTGCCAACACAGCATTTAATATGGGTTATAATGT